GAAGCGACTATTTACGCTTGCAAGATTTTCACCTGCATGTGTTTGGTGTGGAGATAGAACAATGACAGTCAACCACTACCCCGTCGACAACAGGTTGATGGGCTACGATGATCTCTTGTCGGTCATGGATTATTTGGGATATCATGTGTACGTTGAGGGAGAAGCCACCGACGCAGCACGAAGAGTAGCCCACGAGATGAACGGAAAATACACGAAGTCGAACTTCCTACCGACCATGATTGCCAGCGAGTGGGCTCGACTGGTCGGACCCGTCGACAAGATCGACTGAGGAGAACCATGATGATTTCAAACGCGATACGCGAGGAGGTGTATGGCGAGGTCAAGGACATGCTCTATCAGATCTGTCATCGGCAGACGAATTGCTGTCGATGCTACATCGAAGACCGGATGAGCACAGCCTGCCTCGCGTATGCCAAGGCTTATCATGACTTCGATCCTGCACGTGGGAACGCTTTCACAACTGTGGTCTGGACTTACGTCAGGAACGCTCTGATGGCTGAATGCCGGGCGTGTGCTCATCGATCTTGGCTGACCTATAATACTGATGGGATTCGTGATGCAGTGGTTCCCAAGGCAAGCCCGTTTTGGGATCGGGTGGATGAGTTGTCAGAGGATGCAAGGTCTGTCATGAGGATCTGTCTCGACCTGCCTGAGGACCTCGATGCTATGTTGATCAAGTGCTCCGACAAAAGAGGCCTGATCAGAGCCTACCTTTCAGGAATGGGTTGGACCATGAAGAGGGTGACCGAAGCGTTTTCTGAAATTACTGGTATCCTGTGAACACACTGGGGGTTGGGTTGAGATTGGCAATGTAACCGAAGAAGCCTTTGACCCAACTCCCACCTTTTCAATCAGGAGGAACTGCAATGAGACAAAGCAGAAGGGAGATGGACAGGAAGAGGCAGGTGCGATTACTTGAGAAGGCACAGAAGGCTCATGTTGAAAAACATCTGCCCGAGGTCTTGGATGTTTACGGTTGGAACAAGAGGTTCCATCTTGTTCAACGGCTACGTTCTGAGGTTTCTAGAAAGAGGTGTTGTCATGGCTGATGAGAAGGAAGACATTCTGAAAGCATTGCGTGAGAACTTGGGTGATAGCTTCAACTCGTATGAAGCATATCACGATCAGCACATGGCTGAGTTGCGTGACTGGGTTCTCAAATTTCCTGAAGCCTCCTTGTCATTGGCAAGGGAACTGATACGAATGCAGGATCAGTCACCTTTCGTGGTCTCATTGTGGATTCTTACAATGACCCCTGAGAAGCTGAACGTGATCCTGAGTATGGCGGCAGACGCCATGGTTGACCGTGCCATGTCTGCCTTGAAACTCAGGGAGGAGATTGATGGCTAGCTTTCCCAGGGCAAAGGTCCGAAGACTGGGAAAGCACTGGTGGATTTCAACGGTCGATGGTGAACTCTATGGACCCTATGCCAAGAGAGCAGATGCAGGGAGTGACCTCAAGGGCATGAGGCGTTCAATGAAGAACGTGAATACACCAGGATATTGGACAAGCCACAACACACCCATAAGGAGCTGAGGTATGAACAAGTTGACAACTAAATACGGTGTTGAGATTCCATGTGACAATCTTGGTCGACCGATGAGGGATGCTCCTGGAAAATACTCTCGCAGCCTTGCAGCAATGGGCTCACCAACCGAACACGTTTCTCCTGAAGGGAACTTGAGCATGGAACCTGAAATTCAATTGAGACCGGCTAGTGGAAGATGTCACTATAGGCTTGGCCTGGACCCTGGAGCCAAACCCATCAGGTGTCACAAGGAGGCAATTGCCAGGGTGGTCGATGGTGATGCTCTGTGCAAGGAGCATCTGGAAGAGCGAATGCATCAACTGTTAAAAGGAGAACGAAATGGGAATGTTTGATTTCATCAACGACATGGGGAACTATGATCAACGGGCGGTTGATAGGTTTGAGGAAGGTCAGATCATCGTTGACACATGTGAGGTGTCCGATGGTGAGAAGCCTTTCGAGACCGCCGTGATGCACCCTGAGTACAACAACGGCAAGTGGATCGCCGTGCAGGCATATGATACCGTGGAGGAAGCTCAACGTGGGCACAATAACTGGGTTCGCACCATGACGAACAAGGTGTTGCCCAAGTCCTTGAAGGAATGTGGGAACTGTGGAGTTGCTGCTCTTCTGGAAGCCGTGGGAGGGAAGATAGAATTCAACAGGGGTGAAAAGGTTGACGAGCCATGAAGCCTTATAAGTACCAGTTGGAATGCTTGGAAGAGATTGAGCAGTTCAACGGTCGTTCGTTAGTTTCTTTGGCTCCAGGCTTGGGCAAGACTGCAATTGCTCTGTGGTTCCTGACTCGTAGTCTCGACCATAGACTCCCAGCGATTGTAGTCTGCCCGGCCTCTGTCAAGTGGCAGTGGGAGCGAGAGGCCAGGAGGATACTGGGTCGTGTGAGGATCGTCGTGCTGGAAGGCAGGAGTACGAAGGGTGTTCACCTGAATGGAGTGGATCTCATCATAGTCAATTACGACATCCTGAAGGATTGGGTTCTCAAGCTACAACTCCTCAAGCCCAAGACCGTCATACTAGATGAGGTCCAAGCAACTGGTAACCGTACTCAAAAAACGGCAGCCTCTCGTGCTCTCTGCTATCGAGTTCCTTACGTCCTAGGCCTGAGCGGTACACCATTGCTCAATCGACCCTGGGAGCTGTTCAATTCTCTGAACATAATTCGCCCTGATGTATTCAGGAACCGATTCGAGTTCGGTCACCGCTACTGCGACCCCAAGCAGACTCCCTGGGGCTGGCAGTACAAGGGAGCGAGTCACCTGGATGAGCTTCACAAGATCCTCACAGAAAACCTCATGGTCAGACGCAGGAAGGAAGACGTACTGCCCGACCTACCCGCCAAGGTACGAAGGGTAATCACACTTCCTCTGAGAGATGAGGAGGAGTATCAGCAGGCCAGCACGGACTTCCTCAGGTGGCTGGCTGAGAAGAAGCCCACCAGGGTGGTCAAGGCTATCAAGGCTCAAGCCCTGGTCAAGGTTGGCTACCTGCTACAACTTGCTGCCAGACTCAAGATCAGGTATGCCGTCGAGTGGATCAACCAGTTCCTCGAAGACACCGATGAGAAGCTGGTCATCTATGCCATCCACAAGCAGGCCATAAAAGCCCTAGCTAGAACGTGCAAAGCCAAGTCGGTCATCATCGACGGCAGCGTGACTGGGAAGAAGAGGCTAGAGCTGGTGGAAAGGTTTAGAAAGGACCAGAGTATTCGCCTCATGATTGGAAATATCCGGGCGGCGGGCACCGGGATAGATGGTTTACAGGTAGCTAGCAATGTGGTGTTCTTCGAGCTACCCTGGCAACCAGGAGCTGTGCTCCAAGCAGAAGATAGGATCTATCGGATTGGTACAACGAAAGAAGCCTGGATCTGGTTTATGGTGGCTAAAGACACCATCGAAGTGAAACTCTGTAAGCTGCTCCAGCAGAAGCAAGAGATCCTTTCCAGTGTGCTGGATGGTGGAGAGATGGTCGGAGATTTCGACGTGTTCAATAAACTGATTCGTCAGTTGGCCAGAGAAAAGAAAGTGTAGGACCTGACGACATGAACCATGTAACCGAGTGGATCTGTGTCAGTCCTACACTTTTTACACTATGGGGTCGGGTCGATGGTTGGTTTGCAACCGTAAAAAACTGTGGCCCGACTCCTACTTTTCAAATCAAGGAGAAAGAAAATGATACTGATCAACGACAAGCCTGTCACCCAGTACGACATTTACGGTGAGTGTGTCAAGAGGAACATTCCTTGCCACAACCATGCAAGCGATCTCTACATCCCAGTCACCGTAGAAACAGAAGCCCTGGTCAAGCACTACAAGCTTCGGCATGAGTGTTTTCAGAATCGAGTGGAGGGTGGTCCGTGGTACGATCTGCCCTTCCAGTATAAACCCTGGTGGACATCAAAGGACAAACAAGGAGAAAATCATGAGACCTAGAAAACTAGAACTGAAGATCGTGGGAAGACTCAACGGAACATTCGAGGAGTTGCATGCTGCTGATCGGGAGTTCCTGTTGTCTGGAATCTGTAATTCGTGTTTTGACAAAATGTTTAGGAGGGATGAGTCATGAAGGGTTTGCATGAGTACAGGCTGAAGGGAGACAGGAATCCTTTGGAAAAGGCCTTTGCAGAGCAGTGGGAACAGGAGTTGTCTTGTCGTGACTTGCTTAGAGCACTGATGCAAGTGCCATGCAAAAAGGACGACCCGGAGGCAATGAGGGGGTTTTTGGATTACCTGTGCAAGATGCCTCTAGGAGAACCAACAGAACGTGATCACATCATAGCAGCGACCGTGATCCAGTGGTTGGGTTCGTCTGTAGGTCAGAGTTTTTTGATGGAAGTCAACAAGAGAATGGAAGGGAACAAATCATGAGTCAGGATTACCAGAACGTAACGTCTGTGGGATTCCAGATCTCTGAGGATGGTCAAAGGATCTGGGTCTGTATTGATGGCTCTTGTGTTCTTCGAGTCAAGGGCATCAAACATTTCGGGTTCACTGACCTCCGCAAGATGCTTCAGGAGGAACAAGAGGAGGTTGACGGGGCGTTCACGTTCAAGCATGACAGGCCAACCCGGATTGATGAGGTCAAGTACAAGGCATTTCAAGCCTATCACTCTATGGCACTGAGTGACGCGACAACCAGACGGACTCGATTGGAAGCAGCGACCAGTCCTCCAGGCACAAACATGTACCCTGGCATGTCGGTTGCTCAGATTGCTAAGGAACTGGGGGTCAGCAAGAGTGAAGTTCGACGGAGGAAACAGGCGGGGCTCATCTAAGGAGAGACTAACATGAGATGGATCGTACTTCTGCTGTTTGTCATCGGTTGCAAGTCTACCGATGTGTCTGTTGACCTGACCCTCGACCCTTCGGCAAACAAGATCGAGGTTCAGAATGCTCGTATCACAATTCAATGGGAAGGGTAAAAACATGAACGTGGTTGTAATCTGTGAGAGACGAGATCTGTTGAACACTGATCTGAGGTTCAAGACTGTGCATGTCTATAACGAAGACAACTTGTCTCTACTGCAAGCATTGATCGATGTGTTTGCAGGGTTCCCATCTTCAAACATTGTTGGTGTCGAAGCGTTTGAAACACCCCACTGCATCGAGGTCAAGTAAGGAGAACAAGTCATGGCGTTTATGGATTCAAACTGCACCTACGTTGAGCAGTACAAGGACAGAGAACAGACCTATGAGTTCACGGGTCACTGCATTGATTGTGGTGAGAAGAAGACAGAGATCGGAAGAGCGTCGTGTA